ATTGTTGTAAACCATGCGTTCAGTTACTTGTAACCAGTTAGCTGCTTCTGTTGAAGTAGTACCTGGATTTACTACGCCATTACCTTCTAGAAAATCTTGTACTTCAGATAAGGTATCTGCTTTATACCCTACGTTATAAAGGCCTTTTCCAGAAGAAACATAGTAGTTGTATTTTAATAAGCCATCACTAAATCTGGACATATCTGAATAGTAAATACCATTTTCAGTACTCCCACTATCTGCATCAATATCGAATAAAGACGTATGAGTATATGTAATATACGACCATTGGAATGCGGCTTTGTTATCATCTGTTGTAGTAAGGATATTATTTTGTGGTTTATCATCTCCTGCTGGAGCATTATTATAAGTACCCGCCGTAACTCCTTGAGAAGGATACAGGTTCTCAAACATTTTAAATAAATATGACATTCCTGCTTGAGAGGTATCCCACATACGTACGCCAAAATTTACATAAATATTATCTAAATCCCCAGGCGCAACTCCTCCATCATTTACAACTGCACTAAGTACTTCCGCAGCATCTAAATGTATTATAGATAATATATCCTCAATTGCGGCTTCTTTGGATGCACCAAAAGTCGTGTAATTAGCATTACTTATTCTTAATGGAACAGCAGGGAGTGTTTCAAGGATAGTACCGTCTTCATCAATAGCATTTTCTACTGTATCTAAATCAGTATAAGTTCCCGCGCCGACTTGATATATAAAGGTGTATTGTCTAGACGGAGCAACATCTCTGTAGTAATACGAAACATAGTGTAATTGTAGGGGTTTAGAGGGTACTGTGTAAGGAAGGGTAATAGTTACTCCTGCATCATTATAAACTTGAACTGTATATGTATCTGGAACAGAGTTATAAACAATTGTATTATAATTAACATGCCATCGCGCATCAGCCAATACATCATCTGCAGTAGCTACTTCACTAGTTATGGCAACATCAAAATGATTAAGAGATGGGGATACTATAACCGTATCTCCAGCAGGGGTTGCTGGAGAAGTTGTAACTTCCCGGTATTCTGTTCCTAACAGATTGGCCCCGTAATCAAATCCCTTATTTTCTTGAAGCCAATAAGCAACCCAATCTGTTTTTGATAGTGCTCTTAAATAAGCATTCTCAGCAGTACACGGAACACCGTTAAGTGTATTTAATGCGGCGGTTAGTTCATCATAATCTACTACTAAAATGAAAGATTCTACAGTTGGAAAACTTTCAAAATAGTTTCCTTGGTCAATAAACTGTAGAAATTCTTTAACATTTCCTTTAAGACTACGGAATGTCGTATGGTAAATAAGATTACTAGCTATATCCTTATCTTCAAGAACACTCTGAAGAATAGAGTGTAGGAGGGGACTTTTATTATCTACATCATCAAATAAAGGAACATTATGAACTTCGTAGTATTCAATGGTTTGGCTACTTCCACTATCCCAACCAAGAAGTATCATAATTAGCTGTACAACCATCTCAATTACTTGGATGACAGCTTCAACTATTGATACAATAACATCTATAATTGCTGAGAATATACTGGCAATAAAACTCATAAATCACCGCCCTATCCCGTAGGTTCGGCGTTAGATATCTGAGTATTTATATTACCTGTACCCGTTGCGTTAATAGCAGTTACTTGTGTAGCTGGTACACCTGCTGTAGAAATATTAATACTCCACGCATCTAAAATAGTTTTAAGATACTTCTGATCTGCATTCCATTTAAATCCTTTAGCTTGTTCTACAGATAAAGCAGCTGCTGCTCCCATAATACTACTTGTAGAAGGAGCTATTTTAGTAGATTTATCCGTTTGTGCAAATTCAGTAACTTCTTTCTGAAATAATAAAGATTCTTCAGCATTACCTTTTTGCATACCTATTGTGTAGGTTACTGCTTGCTGCACAGTAGCCTGCATTGCTGTTAAATATACTGTTGCATAATCACTGCCAGTAATTCTACCTAGATTAAACTGGGCAGCCATATGTGCATTAACAGTTTCCATCATATCGTCAAATACACCGGTACCTGTTACTATATTACTATCATCTGTAGCAACATTAGCAGTTAAATTAGCAATAGTAATAGCCATTAGTTAGTAGCTCCTACATTAAATCCTGCAACCTGTTGAGATGCGGCAAGTTTTTCTAATTCATCTACGGATAATTCAGGTAAAATCCGTACATTGAATTTTTTAGTTAAATATGGTTCTAGTACCTTTTCACCGTTAGGAGAAGTAACAGTTCTAAACTTTTGCATTTCAGCAGCATCGATTTGATCATAGATAATTTTCGGAACATGCCAGCCTGCTTCATTATTAAAAGGTACAAACTTTTTAACCATTTCACCATTTTTACTAAGGCGTGAACTGCCTACAGTAAAAATAAGTCCCGGATATGAAGCCATAAGAGTATCATTAGGACTAACTACTATACGCATAAGTTTCATGGCTTTCTGTTCTTCAGTTAAATTCACAAAAACTTCTTGTATTCTTTTTGCTTTTGCAGCTCTAGATGCTGGAGTTGAACCAGGAAGAGATTTATGTCTTACACCGGCAGGTATTTCAGGGATGTTTTCTTCAGATGGAATAGCACTATTAGGGTTTTCTTTATACTCTTTACTTCTAACGTCAGCCAGAGTAGAAGCAAGCTTCTTTGTTCCAGTTTTATGATGTAACGTAACTCCGTTATCTGTTAACTCTTGTCGTATTTCTTCGTCTGTCATTGAATTAATGGGAACTGCTGATGTGGTGTCTTCCATGCTTCCTCCTAGTTTTATTTAAAAAGTGTCCCCCGAGCCCTAAAGGGCTCGGAGGGACGGTTAAACTATACTAATTATGCTGCTGTTTTACATGTCCAAATAATACCAAGACGCTCTGGACGAAGTGCCATAAAACCGTAATACCATTTGATAGAGTAGAATCCTACCTCACCATATGGATCATCCAAAGAAGCAATTTCTTTACCAGGCTTCTTGTGATTAACGGAGAATTTAACACTCTTACCATCAGTCTGGAAACCGATAGTAGTGAAAGCACCATCACCAACAACTAGCATTGGGTAGATGTCTACACCGTCTTTTCCGGTACCATCAGTAGTGCCATTTGCAGCACCACCTTTTCGATCATATTGCATTTCTGGAACTACAACAATACGGAATTGATCAACAGTACCGATTTCACCATGTAGAATATTACCAGCATCAGCGTATTTTTCTACACCAACAAAGCCAGAACCTACACCTGAACCTGTAATATCAGTCAATTTTCGTACTACCGTAATTAACTCAGATCCTATATACATGACTCGACCACCATTAACAGTTTTCGTGTCAATCATACGAGAACCACTAATAATCTTCGTTTGCTTAGGAGTCTTATTATCATCCAAAGCAATAGAAAGAGTCATTAGATCATCATACGTAACAACTTCATCAGTTGTTAGCTTAGTGGTTCCACCCATAAAATAAGCAGTACCATTAGCAGTTGCGTTAGTAATCAAATCATTCTGAAGCTCAGCTTCAGTCAATTCGTTGGCACCAACAAGAGCTTCCTCAACAATGTGGGATAGTAAATCTGCATCACTATCGAAATCCATTGATTCTTGAGTATACTCAGTAAAAAAACCACGTTTAAGCAAATCACCTTCAACTTGCGTACGCGTGAAACCAACTCGGTTAACCCGACCACCGTTCTCACGGAGTACCGGGATTTTTCTTGCTATAGCGCCAATATCTTTAGATGAACCATAAAGATTACCGCCAATTTCTGCAACATCAACTGCACCAGTAGCTGCAATAGCTAATGCTTCAGTAGTATACGCGCCTTCAGCACCAATCAAGTCACCAGAAGAATCCCAAGCTGACCAAGTATTTTTAGTCAGAACAGCTTCAGCTGCACTTATACCTTGGGCATTTTCATTGGCATCATCAATCAATGGAACATACACATCTTGTTTAATCTTCTTACCCATATGCTTAGGCATCGCTCGTACATCAGCCAAAGGCATGAAATACTGATGATCCCGAACAGCAATAAGGGCTTTTTTGAAATAATAATCCATTACAGCTTGCTTACCTATACTGGAAGCTGTTCCAGCAGGAGTGCCCTGACTAGGAGTATTATATAAAGTTTCGTTAGCCATTTTAGTGTCCTATTTAATAGTAATTAATTACCGGACAGCATACTTCTTCATAAAGTCTTCATCTGACAAACCTAAAAAATCACTGTCAGGTGCAGCTTTTTTTGTAGTAGTCTGCTTGACCGGTGCTACTGCTTTTCGTTGTTTATTACGATTAGCATTAGCTGTTTCGTCAGTTTTACTTGATACTTTGGATGCTTCACCAGACGCACCAGAAGGAGTATTAACAAGACTACCTTCTTTATACAGTTGCTCGCTGATTTTTCTATATGCATCTACATCAGGAACACCAGCTAATTTACCTAAAGCTTTTTCCTGTTGTAATTTTGCATTAACTTTTTCAAATACTCCATTATTCATATGACTATCAATAATACTAATTATTTCGGGGTAGTTAGTAATAGTAGCTTTACTTTCTATATCCCAATCTTTAGTTACAACATTAATAGTTTTAGTGAATGTTGGAGAGTCTTTGATTTCATCAAGTACTGCATCTAGATTGTATTCTTTATCAGTAACTGTGTAATCAGTTGGCTGATAATCCGTAGGCACATCTTTGTTAATATCCAAAGGGTCTATATCACTTTCTTCAATAAGCTTAGCGATAGCTTTAGGATTCTTTTTAGATAGGTCAATTAGATTATGTAATTTTTCTTCGTTAAGAAGTTCATTTTTCTCTAACATCTTAATTATCTTTAGATTAGGCTTTAATTGCGCCATCTTCTTCTGATAATTAGCACCCATTTGCATGAGTTTAACCATATCCTCAGGATCCTTAACCTGCATATCAACGCCATTGGCCTTGAAAGGTTCAGACACCTTTTTATAAGCACTTTCGTAATCAAACTCTGTAGTTTCTGGGGTATCCCCTTTCGTTTCAGTCGAGTCTTTCTTACTAGTATCAAGAGATTCTGTCGTATCACTATCAGTGAAAGGTTCAGGCTCCTTCTGGGTATCCCCTTCAGGTTGGCTTACTTTTTTCTCTTCGGGTGCAACTTCAGTTTGCTCTTGTGCTTCACTTACCTCTTCTTCAGAGATAGCAACCTTATCCTCATCAGTTTTATCCGATGATTCAATTTCTTTATCAGCTGACTCTTCTATATCTGGAGTATCTTCTTCAGCTAAAAGATCAGCAGGGTTTTTTTCTAAAAATTCTGCATCAGATAAGCTTAAGGAAGTTTGAGTCATACAGATACCTCCTCAGCTAAAATTTCTTCACGAGTTTGTTCATGCTCTCCTATAGCTTGATCCATTTCGGCACCACGTC